GAGCATCGGGCTCTACAGCAGCTACGTGCAGACGCTCCAGTACATCGAGACCGCCAAGCGCGTGCTCGGAGCAGAGCTGGATTGGGAGCAGAGAGGTCGTCTCCTCTTCATCTCCCCGACGCCTCGCCAGGCTGGGAAGATGATCGTCGAGTTCAAGAGCAGCCTCTTCAACCTGCACGAGCTGGGCGAGCGAGATCACTACCTCATTCGGCAGTACGCGCTCGCGTTCGCGATGCGTGACCTCGGCTTCATCCGCGGCAAGTACAGCTCGTTCCCTGGTGCAGAAGGCGACATGACGCTGAACGCGGACCGCCTCCTCGACACGGCGAACGAAATGTTCGAAAAGCTCAACGAGGAGATCATCCTCACAGGCTTCCCGACGAAGTTCTCGACGGGCTGAGGAGGTTCCATGGCTCGGCGTGATTGCTGCGACGTCAACTGGAAGGACTTCCTCGTCCGGACGAACTGCAACCCGAAGGACTCCTGCACCTTCGAGATGGCGAAGGAATGCGAGGAGCTGTTCGACATTTGGAACGAGGAGCACACCGAGGTCGCCGGAACGGACATCGACTACTGGATCCAGGACCTCGTGAAGACCGTCCGAGACCCGCTCTACAACGAGCCAACGGATCGTGTCTGGACCGGACCGTTCCGCTTCAAGGCTCTCGTGAAGCTGCCTCAGAAGGAGTACGAGGCGCGGGAGGAAGGCGCCCGAGAGTTGTGGACCGGTCAGATCTTCATCCCCCGGCTCTCCATCGAGTCCTCGAACATGGAGCAATGGCCGAAGGTCGGTGACGTCATCCGGATCTGGTCGATCCCTTTCTACGACCAGGACGCGCAGGGTGTCGATCAAAACATCCCGAACGCGGGCTTCTACTTCGACGTCATCCAGACGCAGGGCGCCGGGCATCCTCTCGACAACCCGAACTTCACGCGATTCCAACTCGACGTGAAGCGCCGCACGGAGTTTACTCCCGAGCGTCGTCTCCTGAACCAGACCTGAGAGGCCCTCCATGCGAACGATCAACGAAGACTCGTGGCCACACGGAACCAAGCGTCGCGTCGTCACCGAAGAGGTCGATGTCGAGAAGCTCGCTCAGTACGTCGCGCTGGCAGCCAAGAACGTCGGGCTTCTCGATGTGGAGGATCCCGTCAAGGCAACCCGCGAGGCCCTCAAGCAGCTCGTTCAGAGTCCGGCTGCTCTCACGATGGCGATCAAGAAGATCTCCAAGCAGCCCGGTACCGCGGCCAAGACCGTGCGGCAGATTCGCAAGGACATGGGATGATCACGGTCGAGATGATGAAGGCCGCCTCCGAGACAGGTCTCTCGGTGGTGTGTTCGACCTGCGAGCACTACTGGGAAGCGCGCTCGAAGGGCATCATCGGTGACCGGTGCCTCTCTCTTTCCAACTGTGGCTCGCCTCTCGCCCGAGACGACTTTCACGAGTACCGCGGGGCTCTCACCGACGCCCAGCTTGCACGCTGCTGCTTCGTTTGCGGTGAGCCCGCGGTCAAGGGTCTACGCAAGGCCGGCGGGCTGCGCATCATCGGCGTCTGCGCGACGCACGCTCCGTGGATGAATGACCCGACGATGCGGGACCCAGTGCCAGCAAAGATCACGGATAAGTCAGATCCGAACTACCTCGGTCTCGACCCCTCTGTTTTGAAGGGGAAGGTGCTTCCACGTGAGAATTCTCTCGCGGGCGTCATCCTCAAGACGGAGAAGGAGTGGGCTGACAAGGGCGGGTACGAGTTCGACCTCAACCTCCTCGGGCTGAAGAAACGTGCGAGGTAGCCCGCTGAAGATCGGGATGAAGTCCCTCGACGTGAAGGACTTGCCGAAGCTGCTCAGAGAGTGGCCGGAACGGACCACCGCACTTCGAGCCCAGACCGCGTACCTGTCCACCGAGCGCGTCTTCAACGACATCCAGCAGAGAATCCCGGCGTCGCAGGAGTACACGACCTACCGCAAGGCTCTCCGCTTCGGTCGAGTTGCGGGCACCAGTGAGGAAGAACCCGCCTTCGCGATCTATGCCGACCCGAAAGCACGACGGGTCAAGAGACTCGATCGCAACAAGGTTCTTCTCTACGTGAAGGTGAAGCGCAAGCGCCGTCTGCGCATTCCTCCGGAGATCCTCATCCTGGAGAAGTTCAACCCTTGGACGGTCGACACGTTGCCGTTTTCTCCTGACAAGCGGTGGGCTCTGACGATCACGCGCAAAGCGGGCGCCCGCGTCGTCGACTCGATCGCAGCCAAGAAGAAGTTCCAGCGCTCGAAGATTCGCAAGATGCTGTTCAAGGCTGGCGTCCGGAAGCTCAAGAAGGACAACGACCTGAAGGTCCCGAAGCAGATCACCGGCCTTCCGGACGTGGCGCTCGAAGCCATCCGTGCCGAGTTCGGTCTCGGGAAGCGCGCCATCCCGCACTGGAGACCCGCGATCCTGGGCTTGGTTCACGGGGGTTTGCGGAGTATGCTCAAGACCGCTACAGGGAAGGAGCTGATCTCTGCCTTCACGGAGTCAGACTTCCAGAACTGGCGGAAGTGGCCTACAAGAACCACCCGACACCTCAAGTTCGCGGAAGCGCGAAAGTACCAAGGCTTCCAGAAGAGACTCGGACTCCGGGTCAGCTAGGAGAGAAGACATGAACCCCAGGCTCAACGCGGTCCTCAAGAGCGTCCGGCTCCACCTGGAGGCCGAGGGCAACCCCGACGATGCTGTCGCCTACGGACCCATCGGTTCCGGAAGCGGCGCGTCCGTCGATGACGCGGAGGCCGGTTCCGGCGGCGCCGTCAACCCGAGCAACGTCAGCGACACCCTCGACCTCTACCTCTCGGAGATCGCGGATCTGCTCACCATCGAGTACGGCAAGAGCGAGGACGAGTCGCTGAACTTCGTCTTCAGCGCGGCGGCCACGCTCTCGCGCGAGGGCATCATCCCTCCCATCCCGAGCGACAACGCTCCGGAGCAGGAGATCGCGGTGTGGCTCGGCAAGGCGAAGAGCGTCCAGTTCGCCTCGCACGTCATGCAGCGCGCTCGCGAGATGGCGAAGTGAGCTGAGGGGTGGCTCGGGAGTTCTTCCGCGAAGATCCACTTCCGCCTGCCGAACGTGAGCGCCTTTTCCGCAAGGGAATGGGCCTCGAACGTCAGGGGTCGGTAACGATCCGTGACTTCGACCAAGGCGTGGTGGAGACCCTCGGAGCGGAGATCCTTCCCGAGCTTCCCATCCCGGACAACCAGCGGTACTGGTTGAAGCTCGACGGTGTCGATCCTCCGCCCGGGAAGCCGGGCGTGCTGGTGACCTTCAGCTTCCCCGAGAGCGAGTTCAAGTCGTACGTCGTCCCGCTCGTGCTCATCCGGCGGGACGACATCTCTCCGGCCATGGAGAGATGGGCATCGGTCGGGCACATCGCCTACCGTGCGCCTGCGAAGAGCGCGAACCTCGTGCAGCTCCCTCCGACCCTTCCTGCGAACCTCGCGAACGCGGAAGGGTACGACAAGATCGAGGAGCGCCAAGTCGCGATGCCGTACGACATCTCGTACACGATCTCCATCATGGCGCACTACCGCGGTGCTCTCGGCAACCGCGGCATGGTCAACCAGATCATGCAGCACGTCTTGCGGCGCTTCCCGCCGTACGGGCGTGTCTTCGTTCGAGACGATCTTGGGGACATCCGCGAGTACGAAGCCTTCATGGAAGGCACCTCCGTCCTCGACGAGCATCCCGAGGTCGCAGAGAGGATCATCGGTTTTGGTGTAACGATTCGAGTCGAGGCGGCACTCGATCTATCGGAACCGAGGACGGTCAAAACCGTGACGCAGCCGTTGACCCTCAGAACGAAGCCGCTGTAAGGTAGGTGCGAAATGGGTCGCTACTTCAACAAGGGTCGGGGCAACTTGCCGCTGACTCTCTCGCAGGGAAAAGCGATCTCGGTTCCCGGCAACTCGTGGGTCACCCTCGAAGGCCGTGACGAGACGACTGCGAGCGTGCGGAGAGCGGTTCAGAAGGGTATGCTCCACCGAGCACCCGAAGCGAAGGAAGAGGTGAAGACTCCTGCTCCCGAGGCGGCTCCGGCCCCCGAGGTGAAGGCAGGGGATGAGGTGAAGGCGGATACCGCGTCCGCTTCTACCGAAGCCTCTACCAGCGGATCGGTCGAGGAGACCCAGGTCTCCAAGAAGAAGTCCCGCAGGTAGAAGCTCTCATCCCCCATAGGAGGTAGCCGTGGCCGAGTTCCTTTCGCCCGGAGTTTTCATCGAGGAAGTTCCCTCGGCTGTCCAGACGATCGCCGCGGTCTCGACGTCCAACATGGGCATCGTCGGGTTCACGCGGAAAGGTCCGACGGATGAGGCCACGCTGGTCACGTCGAGCGACCAGTTCTTCCGGCTCTTCGGAGATCTCTCTCCGGACACCTACATGGGGCTCTCGGTGCTCGCGTTCTTCGCGAACGGTGGGCGTCGCTGCTTCGTCGTGCGCGTGATGCCGTCGGATGCGGTGGCCTCGGACGTCGACATCCAGAGCAAGACGTACGACCAGCAGATCGAGACCGGTACCGGCGTCGCGGTGGCCTTCACGAAGACTGCGCTCAACACGCAGCTCAAGGTCACCTCGGGAGCCTCTCCGGTCATCGGCTACAACGGTCAGGCGAACCTCGGGTTCGGACTCCGGTGGCGCGGTGTGGGGACCGCGGTCGCTGCCCAGCAGGTCAAGCAGCTCGACGGGACGACCAACGTCACCCTCGTCAACGGCACCAACGACTACGAGTTCAGGATCGCGACCGCTTCCCTCCCGGCCTTCGCCGAAGAGGACTGGAAGCAGATGGTCGTCATCCCGGGGACCATCTCGATCTCCTTCGATCCGGATGGTGGTGGTGCGCGCACCATCACCATCACGGCTCCGGTCAGCGGAACCGTCAGCACGGTTTTCGGGAACGGTCTCACGACCGACACGAAGACCAAGGTGGTCTTCGACCACGCCACGGGCATCGGATCGATCCACCTCGGAGCGGCCGAGGTCGACGATCGGACCACTGGCGCCGTGGTCGGTGCGAGCTTCACCATCTCGTACACGCCGGCTACGACGTCCTTCACGGTCAGGGACGACGGAGCGGGTGCGCTCGCACAAGTCACCCTCGCCACGCTCACGGCTCCGGGCACCATCAACTACAACACGGGCGCCTACAGCTTCACAACAACGGCTGGCGCCAAGCCGCACAACGCGGCTCCTGTCCTCGCGACCTACTCGGTCGAGAACTTCGACATGAACCCCATCTCGAAGGGTGTCTGGTCGGAGGAGATCAAGATCCAGGTCCAGGGCAACGCCGACTACTTCGACGCGGCGACGCAGTCGTACTCGAAGTACGACGTCAACGTCGCCGAGTACAACGACGCGGCTGCGGCCTTCGTCGTCGTCGAGTCCTACGAGGCCCTGGACTTCACCGACACGGGCTCCGCGGACTACATGCCGGACGTGCTCAACGAGCTGTCCGACCTCGTGAACGTCATCGTGCCTGCGCTGAACGAGAACATCGGTCAGCTCAACGGGCGCTCGATGACCATCCGCCTCGGTGGCGGAGCAGGCTCGGCGAAGACCTTCGCCCCGGCGGACCTTCTCGGTGACACGCTCGTCAACGCGGGCTTCGAGATCGGGAAGCGCTCCGTCTCCATCTCCTACACCGCGGACGGGGAGTACGCCTCGGGCACCATCACCACCATCGCAGGCGCGAGCCTCGTGGACACCGAGACCTTCACGCTCAGCGATGGCGTGAACACCCCGACGGTGTTCGAGTTCGACTCCGGTGGTGGTGTCACGGTCGGGAACGTGGCCGTTCCCTTCACAGCCCTCGACACCGCGACGCAGGTGCGTGACGCGATCATCACCGCGATCAACGGTGTCGGCGCGACGCTGCTCATCACTGCCAGCTCGGGCGGTGCCTCCCAGGTCAACCTGGTCAACGAGACGCAGGGTACGGTGGGCAACACCCTCTCTTCCGAGACGGTCGTCAACGCCGGCTTCGTCCTCACCAACATGACTGGGGGTCTGGATCAGACGGCAGGATCCATCACCGATGACGGCACCGGCATTCTCGTCGGCGACGTCGATCCGACCTACGCGACGACCATCTCGTACCTGGGCACCGACATCGACCCGAACACGGTCAACTACACGCTCGGCGTCGCGAACTTCAAGACGGCGGACGCGGTGGCTCCTGCGACGCTGGTGACGGCGACGTTCTACACGGCCCCGGAGGAGTCGGTCCACGAGGAGCTGTTCGGGGACGTCACCAAGCAGTTCACCGACAGCCTCGCGGTCCAGCACTACCAGAGCGGCTCTGACGGTACGTTCACTGCGCTGACCTACAGCCGGACGCAGTTCACGGATCCGACGCTCCAGGCCACCAACTCGGGTCTCTACGCGCTCAACCGCATCGACGAGATCATGCAGGTCATCATCCCGGACTTCGCGGGTGACGTCGTCGTGACCGGGGATCTCCTCGACTACGCGGCCGCGCGCGCGAACCTCCCGAGCGGCGGTGACCGCTTCATCATCCTCACCGTCCCGGTCGGCTCCTCTCCGCAGGAGGCGGTGGACTGGTTCCGGTTCGACCTGGGGCGGTTCTCGAAGTTCGCGGCGCTCTATTGGCCGTGGGTCAAGGTCGCAGACCCGCTCGCGAACGGACGCCCGCTGCTCATGCCCCCGCTGGGGCACGTCGCTGGTATCTACGCGCGTACGGACGCGCAGCGCAACGTCGGCAAGGCCCCCGCGGGCACCACGGACGGCGCGCTCAACTTCCTGGTCGGGCTGGAGTACGAGCCCACGCAGGGGGAGCGCGACTTCGTCTACCCGAACAAGATCAACAGCCTCATCAGCAGCTCGCAGACGGGGCTCGCGGTCTGGGGCGCACGCACCATCGCCATCGAGAGCGAGTGGCGCTACATCCAGGCGCGTCGGCTCTTCATGTTCCTGGAGAAGTCGATCTACAACGCCACGGGGTGGATCGTCTTCGAGAACAACGGTCCCGGTCTCTGGGCTCGCATCAAGGCCCAGCTCGATGGCTTCCTGAACGGCCTCTTCAAGGAGGGTCTCTTCTTCGGAAACTCCCCGTCGCAGGCGTACTTCGTCATCGTGGACGACACGAACAACGACGCCTCGTCGATCGAGGCCGGACAGGTCATCATCGACGTGGGCGTCGCGCCCAACCGCCCGGCTGAATTCGTGCGGTTCAGGTTCCAGCAGAAGACGATCTCAAGCTGATAGGAGGACGCCATGCAGGTCACTTTCACCAACGCCGGTTCGGAAGAGGTCTACGTCAGCCAGCTCTACAAGAGCATCCCGGCTGGTGAGTCCGTCGGTCCGGTCTCTCGAACCCCGGGAGACATCAACAACGACCAGCAGCTCAAGAAGCTCATCGCGGCGGGGACCATCACGGTGGCCATCGCCTCCGAGGCGGGCGACACCGTCTACGCCGAGAACCTCGACGCGGATGCCTACGTGCCGATCCCGGTCCACACCAACGCGAACCGCCCCGCGGCAACTGCCGTCTCGGTGGGGACGCTC